CATCAACCGGCCGCGCCTGCTCCCCCTCGGCGCCATCGAGGGCGACAGTGAGATTTCCCAGCTCATCCCGCTCCAGGACGCCGTGAACGCGGCCCAGGAGAACCTGATGGTGGCGGCCGAGTACCACGCCTTCCGCCAGCGCTGGGTGACCGGGCTGGACATCCCCACCGACCCCGAGACCGGCCAGCCCATCGAGCCCTTCCGGGCCGCCATTGACCGCCTGTTCGTGGCCGAGAACCCCGAGACCCGCTTTGGCGAGTTCGGCCAGGCCGACCTGGGCCAGTACGTCAAGCAGATCGAGATGTACGTGCAGCACATCGCCAGCCAGACCCGGACGCCGCCCCATTACTTCTATTTGAGCGGTCAGTTCCCCAGCGGCGAGTCGATCAAGTCGGCCGAGACCGGCCTGGTGGCCAAGGTCCGGGACAAGCAGGTGCCGTTTGGCGAGGGCTGGGAGGAGGTCATGCGCCTGTGCCACGCCGTCGAGGACGACGACCGGGCGCTGTACGCCAGGGCCGAGACCATCTGGGCCGACCCCGAGAGCCGGTCCGAAGGCGAGCACGTCGACGCCACGCTCAAGAAGAAATCGCTCGAGGTGCCCTGGCTCCAGCTCATGCGCGACCTCGGCTATTCGCCTGAGCAGATCCGGGAAATGCGGGCCATGCGCACCGAGGACCAGTTCCTCAACGCCGCCCTGGCCCTGGCCCAACCCCAGCCGGCCCAACCGGCCCAACCGCCGCCCCTCTTGCCGGGCCCGCCGCGCTGATGACCGCCGAGCGATTGGCCGAGCTGTTCCACGACACCTACGAGCGGTTGGCGCCCTCGTTCGGTTATGAGACCCGCAAAGCCTCCGCAGTGCCGTGGGCCGATGTGCCCGAGCAGAACCGTGCCCTCATGGTCGCTGTTTGCGCCGAAGTCCTGGCCGTGCTGAGCGCGCCCTGATGGCCACCCTGGCCCGGCCGGCCCAGCTCCTGCTGGCCCGCGCCTACGTGGCGCGGGTGGAGTTCATCCGGCGCGTGCTGGGGGCCGCCGCGGCCGCCGCCTATGAGGACATGGACCCCTTCGCCCAGGGCGACGTGGACGAGTACGTCGACCGGCTGATGGCCCTCTCCGGCCCGGCCCAGCGCGCCCTGGTGACCTCGCTGGCCGGGTACCTGTCGGTCGTCTCTGACGAGGGCTACCCGGACTGGGACGCCGACGAGTTCTCGGGCGACGAGGTGGTGCCCGATGTGGGCGAGGAGCGGACCTGGCGCATCCCGTTCTTCTCGTTCTGGGGCGCGCTGGGCGCCGGCCTGGGTGTGGACCTGGCCCGCGAGGCATTGGCCAGCGACCTCGGCCGCACCGCCCAGAGCCTGCTCTCCTTCAGCCAGGCCAACGCCATGGCGTCCATGGCCGGCCAGCTCAACCTCGGCTACCAGCGGGTGCGGGCCGGCGAGGGCTGCGAGTTCTGCAACGAAGAACCGGACCACGTCTACACCGACGACCCCATGCCGCTGCACATCGGCTGCCGGTGCTCGGTGATGGCGGTCCCCAAAGGAGGTTGACAAATGGGTGCGGACGACGGCGACGAAAAAGACAAGGTGATCGCTGACCTTCAGCGCGACCTGGGGCTCATGCGCAAGCGGGCCACCGACGCCGAGGGCGCCTTGAAAGGGGCCGAGCAGGCCCAGGGCAAAGAGTTCGAGCGGGGCAAGGCCGAGGGCGCGGCCGAGGCCACCAGCACGCTCAAGCTGGAGCACGCCAGGGCCATTGCCGCCGCTGAGGTGCGGGCCCACGCCGCTCGGGTCCTGGCCGACCCCGACGACGCGCCGAAGTTCCTGGACATGAGCAAGGTGCTCGACGCCGCCGGCAACGTCGACCCGTCTGCCATCAGGACCCAGCTCAACGAGCTGGTCGAGAAGAAGCCGTACCTGAAGGCGCCTGAGCCGGGCGCCGGGGACCCGCCGCCTGGGTCGCCGCCTGGATCGCCGCCAGGATCGCCGCCAGGATCGCCGCCTGGGTCGCCGCCAGGGAACAAGGGCGACGGCGACGGGGGCCCTCGGGGGGCGCTGGCCCGCACCGATGGCGACGCCCGCATGAACGACACGCTCCGCCAGGCCCTCAGCCGCTAGCATCACCCCTGATCCCCAGCTCGCCCGTGGCGGCTGTGGGAGGCCCTCGTGGGGCGGCCCCGGACGCGGGGTTATTCAAGGCCAACCTGACCCGCCGCGTCCCACGGAGGCAACATGCCCATTACCCGCCCGTCAGCGCTGATCCCGCTGGAGTACGCCCGCCAGATCCTCCAGGAGGCCACCGACCGGTCCGTGTCGCTGCGCCTGGGCTCGATCCAGCGGATGACCAGCGCTCAGCAACAGATCCCCGTCCTGTCCGCCCTGCCCGCCGCCCGCTTCCTGGCCGCTGTGGGCGACGTGAAGCCCCAGACCGATATCCAGTGGTCGGCCGAGACCATCACGGCCGAGGAGGTGGCCGCCACCATCGCCGTCCCCCGCGCCTGGATCGACGACGCCATGTTCAACCTGTGGGGCGAGATCCGGCCCCGCCTGGCCGAGGCCGTGGCCAAGGCCGTAGACGACGCCATCATCTCGGGGGTCGGGGCGCCGGCCAGCTTCCCGGTCGGCGGCATCCTGGCCATGGGCAACCCGCCCGTGCAGGCCCTACCCAGCCCCGAGCAACCCGACCTGGTCCAGGCCATCAGCATGGCGATGACCCGCATCGAGAACACCGGCCTGGACGTGACCGGCTTCGCCGGCCGCACCAGCGTGCGGGGCCACTTCCGCTCCCTGCGGGCCACCAACGGTGAGTGGCTGGTGTGGGCCCCGACCCAACCGGGCGCCCCCGCCACCATGTACGGCAGCCCACTGGTCTACTCCAAGATCGGCTTCACCCCGGCCGCCGCCGCCGACCTCATCGTGGGGGCGTGGGACTACATGGTCATCGGCCTGCGGGAGGACATGCGCTTTGACCTGTCCGAGCACGGCGTGTTGACCAACCCCACCACCCGCGCCGTCCAGGTGTCTGCCTTCGAGCAGGACATGGTGCTGATGCGTGTCTACATGCGCCTCGGCTACGCCGTGGGCCGGCCCGTGGCCAACCGCCCCGACGGCACCCAGGGCCTGGGCGCGCCCTTCGCCAACGTCAAGGTGCCCGTCTCCTCCCTGGCCGGCGATGCCGACTCTGGCAATGGCGACTCTGGCGACTCTGGCGACGGCGACTCTGGCGAGGACCATGCGCCCGAACCCACCAGGTCGAGTAAGGCCAGCGCGAGCAAGTAATGGCCCTGCCTGACAACGGCCAGATCCTGGCCAACTGGCGCGAGCTGGGTGTCGGCATCGAGACCCGCAACCTGGGCCTGGACCCGCCCATGGTGGCCTTCCCGCACACGTTCAAGGTGCGGGGCGACTACCTGGCGACGCTGTTGGTGCGGGACCAGAACGGCGCGCCGTGGTCATTTGTGGGCCTCTACTTCTGGCTGGCCCAGAACCGGGCCGTGTACCTGACCCTGTGGAACCGCGACATCGGGGGCCACGTTGGCGTAAACGCCGCCGCCGGGGGCCGGGCCGTGACCGTGACGCTGGTCTAAGTGAGCCTCCCCCCGCTGGCTTCCGTCGCTGATGTCCAGCTCCTCCATGGCCCCATTGCCGATGAGGAGCTGGACAAGGTGCGCGCCTTGCTCGACCAGGCCAGCGGGGCCGTCCGTCGCTACTGCCGCCAGACCTGGCGCACGGGCGACGTGCCCGCCGACCTGGTGGGCCTGGTAGCGGCCAAGGTGGCCGGCTCGCTCACGAGCTCGGGGGCCAACCCCGGCGGCCTGCGCAGCCTCCAGACCGGCGCCATGAGCGAGACCTACTCCAACTCGGCCGGCACGGTGGCCTCTCTGGGCGCCGCCGCCCTGACCGAGGAGGAGCGGGCCTACCTGCGCGCCGCCGGCTACCGGCGCGGCGTTTTCTCCGTCGCCATGGTGCCCTTCTGATGGCGGCCCCGGCCCGGGCCTTCCCCCTGAAGGCCACCATCCAGCACTTCGCCCCCGACCCCACCGACCCCGATGGAGTCCGTCGGCCCGTGGGCGAGACCCCGACGCGCTGCAACCTCCAGCCCCAGTGGGCGCGGGAGGAGACCGCCAACCAGGACATTTCGCAGCGCAGCTGGAACCTGTACCTGCCGGCGGGCACCACCCTCGGGCACCAGGACCGGGTCATCTTCGCCGGGCTGGACCCGCTCGAGGCCATTGGTGAGGGGCGGGCGTTCAACGACTTCGCCGGCCGGCCCCACCACGTCGAGGCCATCGTGCGGAAGGCCGAGTGATGGCGCTGAAGGAATGGAAGGTGGACGAAAAGGCGCTCGACAAGTCCCTCCAGGACCCCCGCCTGGCCACTGCCCTGCGGGCCT